AGGCTCCGGGTCACTTACTATACTACTACTACTTGGGATTACAATTATTGTAACCCCGCCTGAACCATAAAATGATGATAATGCCCCACCTCCAGTTGGAATGGGTGGGCTAGCACCGGCACTGTTCAAAGTATTAATTGTATTTAAAGTTAAGGATACTGACACTAAGGCGGTACAATTTAAAAACGCATTTGAGCCAATGCTAGTGACCGCGGGTGGTATAATTATAGATGATAAAGATCCGGCGCCTAAAAACGCATTTGAGCCAATGCTAGTAACACTATTCGGCAATGTGATTGATGATATAGCTGTATCTTGGAATACATATTCACCTATAGTGAGTAAATTGTTACTTGAATCAAATATAACTGTCGTTAGATTATTGGATCCAGCGAATAATGAAACCCCCAAATGAGTTATTAGTGGAGGAATATTAATCGTAGTTAAAGATGGAGAATTTCCAAAGACATCACCTGGAATTGTGGTAACACTAGATGGTATGATGATATTAGTCAGATGTTGCGCAAAATAGAAGGCATAATTTCCAAGTGTGGTAACGGTATTGGGAATTGTATATGTGGTTGATGTATTTCCTAGTGGATATTGAATTAAAGTAGTTTTATCATAATTAAATAATACGCCTCTACTATCATTGGAGTAATTAGTATTACTTGATTCTACTAATATGGATGTCATACTGGTACATATAATGAACGCACCCTCAACAATGTTGGTAACCGATGAAGGAATGATTATACCGATTAGACTTGTACATTCTTGAAATGCGATGCCGCCTATATTAGTAAGGTTAGAAATTGGTTCGAATGTAATTTCATTCAGTTTTGTTTCTCCATTAAAAGCTTCATCTCCAATATTTGTAACATATATACCAACACGAACCTTGATAAGGTTTTCTCCAGGTGGAATAATATAAGAGCTAGATGTTATTGTCGTATCCTTGCTGATTGTTTCACTACCATCACTATATGTAAATAATGTGGCAACGATCTTTGCGGGATATGGAGGCACTATCATCGGATTACAACACGCGTCAAACACAAATTTGTGAGGATAATAAAAAGAACCAGTGTATCCGTTGTTATTCTGAATATAAGTATTAATTAAATTTCTATTATTCTGATAATTAATATAGGTCACATTTTTTATATATGATCGTTCATTATTTAAATAGCAATTTCCATAGGTAGATGTTTGATCCGGATAAAAAACATTAAAACATGGATCAACTATCAAACCGCCATTACCATTCGTGGTTGTTGGATAACTATTATTCGCATTTACATTAGGAGGATACGGAAATGTGTTGTGTTGACCACCGGCCGACGAGTCAATTGTAAATAATCCAGTTCCGCTTAAATCGAGAACATATAGATTCCCAGTCCATATGTCTGAATTTGTTCTTAAATCGAAAGAATCCGGACTTTCTAAATATTTACCTTGTGTAACAGATAATAAAGATTCGTAGCTACTAGCACCAATTAAACATTTGGAACCAGTTTGACTTATTTTAACATCACCAACATATGTTCCTTTATTTTGGCCATTTGTTGATTTATGATATACGCCGCCATTATTAGCCAAATCGCGACTAGACCTGTAAATAGTACGAGCTTTCTTGCGTGAAGTATATATACCGGAATTTATTTTATCAGATTCATTAGAAAAACATTTCATATGTGCCATGTATAATATAGTTGGCTATAATAATTGTAAAAAAATAGCACGGTATTCAACCATAGCATATTATATACATGACATATAGCCCATATCATATTTATCCTATTTTGTTTTATCTAGTGATCGAATTTTTTGTTCTATTTTTTTGTTAATTTTCTTCTTCAACAAGACCAGCTTGCTATAGTCAACCAATACTGTCAGCTTGTTTTCAATGATCGATACACATGATTTACATATGGTATAAGTACTAGCATTATAATGTGGAAATACCCACCCGCATGTTTCGTTTAAGCATACCCCATTGCCGCATTTATTACAGCACTCCATAATATTAGCGCTATTACATTCATTACAGTATTTATCAATGTTTTCTTCTTTTTCTTGATATCTATTCAACCTCCCATAGCTTAAATGGCTTGACATGTTATATCTAGCAGTTGCTGTGGTACTAATATTATCAGTGTTATTACCGGACATCATCAATCGTGATGTAGTTTAATTATAAGATACTGTAATCAATTACTTATAATTAAACATCAATTTTTTTTCACAAGTAATTCCAACATTACACCGGTTCCTATGTGTATACATCGGTGTATAGGTGTAAATGTATATAACAACAATAGTATAAAAACAAAATAGTAGTTTGATATAATGATCTTTGAAATAAACGATAAGAAACGATGCGACGATTTTATTAATATCTTTAATCATTTGAAACATTTCACAGAAACTATAAATTTAATGGTAAATAAAGACAGGTTATATGTTCAGGGTATGGATTCATCACATGTATGCGTATACGAATTAACATTGGATAAATCGTGGTTTAATCTATGGGATGTATCCGTTGATGAAGTATATGGTATTCATCTACCAATTTTTAATAAAATATTACATACATGTTCTGATAAGCAGAGCATAAAAATATATAGTAATGACACTGACAAACTAGAAATAGAATTCTCAAGCGATGTAAAAGGGGATTTTAACAAATATTTTGAAATACCGTTAATGGATATAGAAAGTGACATGTTAAATATACCAGAGTGCGATTACGAAGTTGATATTACTATGGATTCTAAAAAATTCAAATCGTTATTGGACGAATTATCTAATTTCAGCGATACATTGACTATTCGTTGTAACGAAGACAACTGTTCAATTGAAGCAAACGGAGATTCTGCCAATATGAAAGTAGTGATAGATATTAATGATGTTGATAGTTATAGTGTGATTGAAGATGAAACCGTAGAAGCATCGTTTGGAATCAGATATCTAAATCAAATGTGCCAATTCCACAAAATAGCCTCTAGTTGTAGTATTTATATAAGTCGTAATATACCTATTAAAATCAAGTATGATATGACTGAGAATAGCATGATGCGATTTTATTTGGCTCCGAAGATTGACGACTAGAATAATTATTAGGTTAATATGATATAAAAAGTACTCATTATATATTTTAATGGAAAATAATATGGCTAGTAATAAATGTCCAAACTGCTCAAAAATGTATAAAAATGTTTCATCGTTAACTAAACATATGGTAAAATGCGTGACAAATAATACCCTCCAATCATGCTATAAAAACGAGGTATTATCACAAATGTCTACATCATCATCGTCATCAGCCACAGAGAATACATCCAGTTTAAATAATATCAATACGATTCAACAAACCATTGTCGAGCCGAATCACGACACGACAGATTCTCAAGGAAACACTTATGATATAAGTATGACTTTTTTAGAAGGAAATCGTGTTCAAGTTGATGTAAAAAAACAGTCAGCCGACGGTGAAGACGACGGTGAACAAGTCTTGAAAGAGATACTAAAGCCCAAAGTATCGGAGACTTATCAAGATGAAATCGATAAATTGGAGGATTTAATCAAAATGGTAAAACGATTTTCAATTCCAAACAACGACATCGATAAAGATAGGATGATTGATCAATTGAAGAATACCATTGCGGTTATGATGATTCAAGCTAAGAATTTAATTAAGGAGATGAAACAAATGTCATATCGGAATTGTTATTATAAGAATAACATTATGCTAGCATCATATGTCCTTGATAAGTGTAGGAAAGATGTTCCCGAGTCTGACGATGAATTTGATCAAATGTTTAAACACCCTGAACCACCCGCTTAAGTATTCAATTGGGGTAAATGTGCGAGTACCGGCGCAATATACATGAGTATTTTAGACACATTGAATAAAACCATGAAGCTTACTGGAAACAAAAAAACGAGTATTCTATATTTTGTTGTAAATAGGTTATTTACTACATAATACACAAACACGCCTAATATGCTAGTTACGAATGAGCATATCATTATCATATATCCATGTAATTTATATGTGTGTAACCAAATGGTTAACAATATTAATACAAAGACAAAAATAAAACACGACGAATATAGAGTGTATGGTATAACTGTATAATATATCATGAACGAGAGAAATAATGTTAGCGCGAATATATTTTCTATAATAATTGAGCATAGTTGCGATACCATTACACTATATGAGTATAATATTAACCAATATTATACTCATATTATACTCATATTATTCACACATCATAGACATAGATGACGGCACAATTCACATTCACCTATTATCTATCTCTTTGATCTTTTTTGTTTTTTTAATTGTACATTGAAATTCGAGATATCTTCTTCACCTAGTATGCGCTTACTGTTTAGTGACCGGACCATGTCGGATAGTACTGTATCATTATTTTCTAATATAATAATGGCCCGATCGAGTGAGGCTTGAACCAATGTTTCAATTTCAGTGTCTATTTTCATTCGAACATGGTCACTCAACTGATTTTCATTGGTATTCGCATACCCAGAATTTGACGATAATGTTGCGGTAGGGGGTGACTCTGTATTTGTATCCACCAGGTTGTCTATGCCAAACAAATGAACATAATTTCTGGCGATACGATTTGCTTGTTGTAGATCATTCGAAGCACCAGTGGTTATGTTCAAATCGTTGATTCCATGAAATAGCATGTTTTCATCATAATTGTTGATTATCTTATTTGTAGTCTTTCTGTATAGAATAATTTCAGAGGCGCGTCCGCCCAATGCTACAATCAAACTAGCAAGTATGTATTTTTTAGTTGGAAAACTACTGTATTGTTCTAATGGGGTATAGAGTGTATATCCGCCCGCACCTTTATTATTGGCATTGATGGTAATTTTACGCACTATGAAAAACTCTTTAAATAACATGGCCATTATCGCATGTCCGCATTCATGATAAGATATCATTTCAAGTACTGCCTTTTCTCGCGAATCATGTTTTTTTGGTAATCCGATTGATATTTTTTCAAAGGCATCCATAATACATTTATTTGTGATAGCACTACATTTATATCGAACCGATAATATAGCCGACTCGTTTACTAGATTTGCCAATTCAGCACCCGAAAAGCCTACCGTCAGGTCGTATAACAGAGAATAATTTATATCGGTGTCGATTTTTTTATCCTTCAGATGTACATCTAATATTTCTTTTCGCCCATCTTTATCTGGCAATCCAATCGTAATTTTACGATCAAATCTACCAGGTCGGATTAAAGCTGAGTCTAATATATCTAATCTATTCGTAGCTCCGATCACTATAATTCCGTCTCTCTTACTGAAGCCATCCATGTTAGTTAATAATTGATTCAATGTTTGTCCGTGTTCATCGTGCCCTCCGGATCCGTTTGAACGACGACGACCTATCGCATCGATTTCATCGATAAATATTATACATGGGCTCTCTTTCTTAGCTTTATTGAATAAATCACGAATTCGTGAGGCACCTACACCCACATACATCTCGATAAATTCAGATCCGGATACTGAGATAAACCCTACATCCGCTTCACCAGCAGTTGCTTTGGCTAATAATGTTTTACCTGTCCCGGGTGGTCCTTCCAGTAAAACGCCGCATGGAATTTTGGCACCAGCTTCTACGAATAGTTGTGGATTTTTCAAAAATTCAACCACCTCCATTAGTTCGTATTTGGCTTCCTCACATCCAGCAACATCCGCAAAGGTTATCTTGTTTTTAATAACATTTTTAGATGATAGTATGCGCGAAATAGAAAATGGATTGTCCTGTTTACTATTCACTGCTTCGAACCGTTTCATAGCATTGTAATGTCGTATTACGAGAAATAATATCCATATAATTATCAAATAGAAATATAGCGTGAGTAATGAAAATGAAAAAATATAATTATGGTCACGCTGGGACGACAGTTGTGGATCGGTTTCATGAACATCATATTCAATGTTATATGTTATAAGAAGGTCAATTATCTTGTTCGTCATATACGGCGTTGAAACAATCGAATGTAAATTATTTTTATTACTAGATTGACTATGGTTATAATTTGCGTCAGTTGCTACGATATCGTTTATTTGATTATAAATAACCACTCTGCTTACATTGCGTCTATGTATATTATCTAGTAATCTTTGATAATTCCAATCTTCGCCCATATACTTAGTATCTGCGATATCAAATGTATCATCTTCATGATCTATCACACCTCTATATTTAGACTCAGTATTCATAGTACTATTCATTGTACTATTCATAGTACTATTTGTATGTGTAATACCATTAGCTACCATTCTATGTATTTGTTGCCCAGCCATAAATAAAAATCCAAGTAGTAAATAAAATCGTATGATCATTTATTTCTCTATCTTTATATATATAAAAAGTACTTTTTAGGTAATTAATTTTTATATATTTATCTAATATATACATGGCAAGAATAGTAGGCGGACGCAAAACAGCTCGAAGGTCTAACAAACGAACGGTTCGTAGAATTAGACATAAACGCGGTCGCAATGGAGGCGGCGATATTGAAGAAGGCAATCCGGCAAAAGAGGAATATGACCGCAAAACTCCGGAAGAGTTGGCTGAGGAAGGAAGAAGCCCTTCTCCTGTGAATATCCCTAGTACCGAAGAAAAAATGGAAGAAGGATCGCTATTTTCAAAAATATTTGGAGGCAAGCGTAAGTCTAGAAGACATCCTAGAAAAGGTCGTCGTCAAGCATCATACCGTGCTAACCGCTCTGAAAAAAACAAACCTTACTTTATGAGATTATTTGGTCTATAACTACCTACATAGTGTACGAATAATGCTATATGGTTATTCTGATAAAAATATAATAACATGTAATAAAATATAACAATAGATGTGGTATTGTTATATTTTACGAAATAAATTAGAGCAATTTAAGCATAACACCTATAATGGATCGACAAATAATCCTATGCGACGATTACGACAACATAATGAAGAAATTAAGGGGGGTGCTAGAGCTACCCATGGAAAGGGAGGTGCTTGGGAAATATGTGCCATGTTATCCGGATTTCCCGATCATATCAATGCTTTATCATGTGAATGGAGAATGAAATGCCCATCTGGTAAACCAGGTAAAAGAGAATCGAAATATCAGCGAGTACATGGTCGTATTAGTTCATTAAATGAAATACTACCACTTGATACATGGACTGGTAAGTGCGTAGTAAATAATAGAAATATGCGTCTTAAATTACATATATTGACGGATGTCGTCAAGTTTTTAGATTTGAATAAAGTGCCATCGCATATAACAGTGGAAATAGTCGATACTATTGATGAAAGCTGTATTGAACTTATAAAAGAAGTGTATGACGACGACTGTTGAAGTATTATAATGTTGTAAAAATTGAAGCAAATTAATATAAAATAAAGATTATTAAATATATTAATCATGACGCAACAAGCCTTATTTGATCAAATTAAACAACGCATGAATGAGGAGGTAAATGAAGAATTTATCAAATCAACCAAAACAGAAAAAGGTAATACCCAGGTTAGCGAGCGGGTAGTTATTGAAAAAATTAGACAGGTATTGACTTCGCTGTCTTTGACATTTGAGGAGGCGGGGTCACAGCAATCAAAGGATTTCAGAAATGTAGGTGGCATTGGACTATCTGTCGAAGTAAAAAAGACTGATAACCCGACCATTTACTTTAACGATACATGTCCGTGCAAAGATATTTACTACATCATATTCTTTACTGGAAAGGAGTACAAGAGAACACCTGAAAAAAATGTGCTTCCATGTCTTCTCTATATCAATGGAGAGGAATTTATCAAAGATTCGCCGTGGATTGTAGATTATATTGCGGAACTGACGGCACTCAAGGACAAGTATGCGCGTGGAGAAAATAAGAAAAGATTGGCAGGTATTATGGAAGTCTATCCGCGTCCAACATTCAAGGCAAATATATCTAGATTCTTAGGAATAAATGTTTTGGTCGAGGATGGACCATCCACTGAATTACACATTGAATCCGAATCACATATTGATTCTGAACCGCAATATGTAGACAACTCTCTATCCAGTCCACTTCTCGTGGGGAATGATATATTAATTGCTGCGGATACACTATTGTTGTTATCTCATAGTAAAGTTACCAATCTGAATGATGAAACAAAAGAGGAAGAATATATTGGATTCTAATTCAATTGTGTAAAAATAAAAAAATAAAAATATACAAAAACAATACTAACTACATGGACATTCATTCTTGTAATATAATCTAACTAACTAATGATTTTTTTTACGATTTGTTCAATAAGAGGAGGTGGAACAGCATTGCCAATTTGCTTGACCTTGTCTTTCTTCGATCCAAATAACTTGAAATCTTTTGGGAATCCTTGTATCTGTTTAAGTTCGTCTGGTAAAATACATCTCAAATAATACCCATTTTTGTTTTGAAGAGGCACGAACAGTCTAGGCTGATGATCATATGTACAAATAATGGTTTTACTTGGATTCCGAATATCAATTATCTCAGCATGAATCGGAGAATCACGCTTTGAAAAGGAAAGAAGTGAATGATGAACCTTACCCGCATATTCTTCGTTTCTCGTCTTCGTCTTCAGTCTCAGGTATGGATGAATATTAGCCGTGTCTTCGCCATCGTCGTTTTCCATGTTTTTAATAATACACTCATCCGGTATAGTTGTCATGTCAAAATCGTCTGGTTCAATCTTAATAGCACCTTCCATGCTGAATTCAATAATGTCTTGTAGATTTGGTAGATTTGTCTTACCATCGTTCACTGGTTCAGGGAAAGCAAATGTTTTATTTAGATCAGTGCGAATTCCTACTATGATTAACCGCTTCCTAAGTTGCGGAATACCGAATCGAACGGTATGACAAACTTGATAGGTAATGTTATATCCAATCTTTTCAAATTCCGCCACGATGACATCTATATAGTTTTCCCCAGTAGCTGTCTTTCGGTTAAGAAGTCCATCCACATTCTCGCCGATAATGTATTTGGGATGAATACAATTCGTTGCCCTAGCAAAATCACGAAAGAGTGTGTTTCTCGGATCGTCCGGTAATTTTTTACCCCCGTTTGAAAATCCTTGACAACTGAAGCCTGCGAAAATGATATCTACTTGATCCTTGTAGGCGGAAAATACCTCGTCTGGAATTAATGTTAGGTCGGTTCGATCCTTTTCTTTCTTTTGACTTACATCTTGGATCAGTACCGAGTCTGGAAAATTTTCCAAATGTGATTTAACCGCGGCCTTGTCAAAATCGTTAAACGCAATTACATCGAATCCAGCATTTTTCATACCTAAGGTATCACCTCCCATACCCGAAAATAAACTTATAGCCTTCATCTTATTGACAAATGCGGTCATAATTATTGTATGGTATAGTTTTTATATAATAATTGAAATTCAATTTTTATATAAATAATAACAATTTCATTATACCTCAATAATATTATATGATTGTAATTGGTGTGAAGACTCGGTATAATATTCACTATGAATTAAATACATAATTGTCGGCAACAGCAACTCCATTTTTTTGTCTTCAAGCGTTTGTTTGGCGACTCTTTTATAAGTTGTGGCCTGATAACACTGATGTATATTAAAGGTATCATTAAATTGACTCGTTAAGTGAATTATTCGCCTTTCTAGATACTTGATATAATTATTCACCCTATTTATATCTAGATTGTATCCTATCGAAGTCATATAAAAATGCTCATTGAGTGCCTTAGCAATTCTGTAATTTCTTGGCAATTCATTCTCCCGTATTTTCCGAACCTTTTTTAAAATAGAAATTGGAATATAGTTTTTAATAATATTTTCTAGATCATATGGCAGACATTTTATATATTTCATCACCTTATCTTGAGAGGTCATTATTATTACAACCAAAAGTAATTTTAAGTACTAATTTTTATAGTAATTTGCTGTAGCTACCTGCTTGAAAATGATGAATTAAGAATGCGGTCAGTCCTATCAAGACATCTATCGCTAGATATTTCCATGCTCCAACCTGTTTAGTTATGGCGTTATACGCAAACAAACAGTACAACAATGCGTGAACCGGTCTTAGATTATTCCACCATATTTTCTCTCCCCCAACTTCTAAACCCGTCTTTCTCGATCCGGTTAGGTATATATATATAAATCCAATAGCTGGTAACAAGGCGATATATCCTAATATCGGCAGATATTTCATATTTATGTTCTTAGCTAATAAAGCAAACAAGGTTCTTGAACCAATACAGCCCACCAAAAAAAGCAAAAATCGTTTTTGAATAGGAGTCATTTATAATATTCGGATAAAAAAATTGATCCAGATATGTTTTATATAGTTTAATACATATATAATCAAACTACTTAATCAATTTAAGTAAGCTAAGATGAACGGACCCATGCTAGGATGCCCTCATTTCAAGTCGGTTAGACGGCAGGCAATGAATTCTAATTACACCTTGATAAAAGGTATTAACGAATTCATTGATTATCCGATTCAGAATTCAAATAATATCCGCGTAAACCTCAATGTTTCGGATGGTGGTAAGCTATCCAAAATTATGTTTAGTGACATGTGTAATGGTGGTTTTAAAAACATTTTAAGTCAAGGTATCGAGAATCCGTTAAATATGGGGCATATTCGTCATGGTCAGACTTTAGACAATGATAATTCAGAGTTTGGGACGGGTACGAAGCAAGCAGCGATTGCGATAGGTGGTAAGCTAACTGTATATACAAAATTAGAGGACAGATCCATGTATAAAGTTGTTCTAGACTTTGAAGACATGGCAAACAAAGATGATGTGCTAGAATCGTATAATTTCACAGAATTTGGCGCAATCGACGAGACAGAATATAAAAATATCCATCCATTCGATAATGGCTCAACCCTTGTACTTGAGAATATCAACGATACCATCTACAAAACAACTACACTAGAAAGTATCACTGGATTTGTATCGGACGCCCTATCTAAGACATATGGTATGCTTATTCGCGATAGAAATGTAGTCATCAAGGTAAATGATGTTACTGTTGTACCATCAACAGATTATTTTGAAGAACCACAATGTCGTCCATTTAATGAAACACGACATCTCTTTGTTTACAAAGATGAAATAGATGGACAAATTATTATAGAAAGGAATTTCAATACGAATAGATATAAGAAATACAGTCGTGGCGAACATAAGTTTAAACAACTCAATGCGAACGAGGTTAATACTATAGTAGATAGTTGTGACTCTTATTATAATGCTGACAGCGAGTATGCAGATGGATCTATTCTTCGAATCACAGGAACTGTTACGGTGTTTCACCCAAATAGCAATCGCGTTGGCGATGATGATGACGCGAATCAATGTTTGCCCAAATGTAAAACTCAAATTTATAAACAAGGACGGTTACATGGAAATCCTTCGTTAACCTCCGGGTCAAATGGTTCTTTGAACTTTGTTGATACAATGATGACATTTAATAGTAAGCAACTTGGAAAGGATATCGGTATTACATGGAACAAAGAAATAACATTGGAAAGGGACAATGATATCGTACAAGCTATTAAAGTAATTATTAAGGATATTGGCTCCACATTATCATATGACACTTCAACTAAACATGCGGTTAAGTTATACGAAAAGGCACTACAAAATGGAATTATTGTTCCTGAGGCGAGAATTCCAACCACATTGCGA